TTTCTTACTACGTCATCGTGTTGGGCATTACCATTACTATCAATAACAAGACTAGTGTTACTAGACAAAAAGTCTACATCATCCATAGCTTCCTTCATGTTGTCGTAGTAAAACTCTTCCTCATGTAGGTCACTGTCATACTTGTACTTAGTTAGGCACAGGTTCCAAGGAAGGTCTTCACCGTTCTCAAATGGGCCTTTGATTACCTTAAGTATCTCAGCGTATGGTTTAAACTGTTTAGTCATTACTGCTCTCCTTTAACCAGGATTCTGGTATAACTTTGTCGGCATAGATGAAGCCGTGTTGTGTACACCAGTCACCATATGTAGACTTGCTACCCTTATACAGTCGTGATTTACTGTTTGTAAAGACAAACCTTATATCATAATCAGGAAACTGTCGTTTTATTTCTTTGTGTTTCCTTCTGTCGCCAGTAACGAAGCGGCCCTTAGTCTCCACTATGATGCCGTTACCTAGAACAAAGTCAGGTGTGTAGGTTCTATTGCGTAAGTCTATCCACTTGATCTTTGTTTTCTCGTAAGTAAAGGAGATGTTTCTTTTCTTTAGGTAGTTAGCTGTGTCTACCTCAAGGCCTGAGCGATAACCTTCTTGGATACCCCTCAGTCTTTTGTTATTATATTTCACCACGGTATTCTAAATCCTCTGCTACGTTAGGAAGTTTCTTTACCTTAGTTAGGTACAGTGGTTTGTCACTGTAGATAAACTTACGTAGCTTAGGGTAGCATACCTTTTTAAAGTCGCAGTAGCCGCAGGTAGACGGAAGTTTCATGTTACCGTTAGTGCTTGTCTTAGACTGAGGTATAGGCTCGAAGGCTCTCTCAGGTGGGTCTTCACTCTTAGCCATAGCCTTGAGGTGCTTGACTGTGCTTTCTTTCCCATCAAACTCTTCAGAGAAGTCGTACACGTCTAGGCATACAGCCCCACTAACCTTACAGACTACAAGGAAACCACCGTGTGTCTTGTTAGTTACTAGCGGATCATCAACAGCTGCGTACACGTAGGAGCTAAGCTGTGAGATATAACCAAAGGGATCGTCTTTACGTAGGTTACCATCCTTAAACTTCCTGAAGGCGTAAGGTGATGCAGACTTAACATCAATAGTCATACCATTAATGACAGCATCTCTGTGACCCTTGATGCCGTGGACATCCATGCGGTCTTGCATACCAGTGACTGAGTGTCCAGACACAGATGCTACAGCTAGTACTAGCTCTTCGATCATGTCACCGTAGAAGAATTTGAATAGGGTATCTGGGCCTAGTGGTTCTGACTCCAGAGGTTTATTAACTTTGTACCAAAGCTTACGCTCACATGGCGTACCTAGTGATGAGAGAGATAGATATGAACGAGGTTCCTGTGGTTTACCAAACCGTTGCTCAGCCATGTCTGCTATGTTGTTAGACATAAACTCACCGATAGCTGTGTCCCAACCGTTCTGACCTAGTATAGTCTGTTCGATGTCATGCACCAGCGTATCGTTTGTTTTAACTTCCACCATATCTCTCCCTTGTTATGAATAAGAATGCCCCCACCCAACTAAGGGAAGGGGCTTTTTTATAGGACAACACAAATTCAAAACACCTAGAAAGGAATAGTATCTTCTGATACTGTAGCTTTCTTCTTGGATGCTTTGTTAACAGGGGCAGCTTTAGTATCCTCAACTTTAGAGGATAAGTCTTTGAAGGAAGGGGAGGAGCTTCCTCCTTCAGACTCGTAGGTCACGTGATCAATGACCTGCACCGCTTCTAGACGTGTACCCCTACGTCCAGTCGATGTATCGTAAACGGCTACACGTACCATGCCTGTGCTTCCGTTACCTATGAAACCGTCTACGTCAAAGTCCCAGTCGAGACCCTTAACGTTTACAACAGTTGGCGTACCACTACCCCAATCATTGTTGCCTTTGAACGGACGGCTAAGTGTAACCTTAGTACCACCCTCAACGGATTCCATTTTCTTCTGACAGCCAGCTGACTTAAGCTTAGCTGCGTTGTCTTCATCAAGAGTGATGGTGACTTTACACTCGCCATCTGTATCAACATTCCATGATGCTTGATCACGGTTGTGTTCAAATACTTTAGCCCAGTCTAGTGTGCCAAACAATTCAAGAATTTCAGTAGCCATTTTATCGTACCTCTTATCTATGGTGTTTCTGTTATACAATTATTTATTAGTGAGTGTCAAGCCAATTTATTCCTACATCATAAGATCCAGGTGTAGGTATCTTAAATCCTAGCTCAACCCCTACTTCTTCCATGCACTTAGCTTGGAGTTTACCTAACTCTTCAGCCTCTTCTTTAGTTCCTATAACCTCTGTCTGGTACTCATCATGGATGAACCCAACCATCTTGAAGTTGATGCCAAGCTTACGTGCCTCAGTCGTCCAGCTAAGCAGTGTGTGTTTCATTAGAATACTCTCAGCTGACTGCAACATACCAGCCAACGTCTTGTGTTCGTTAGGCACCTTAACTTGGCGTCCATCGTAACCTGTGAAGTAACCTCGCTCCGCTATGTAGGGAACAAGTCTATTCTTTAGATCAGAGAGACCATCAATAGACTTAATGAATGACTCCCTAGCCTTTACTGCACTGTCCTTATTAACCTTGAGTATCTGTGCAGTCTTCTCGACACCTGCTCCTAGAAGCCAAGCGTAGATAAAAGTCTTAGCCATGTCACGTGTCGCATGGTTAAGGCCCAAAGCTTTCTTGTTAACGTTGTGTATGTCTGTTTCATTCTCCTTCTTACCGTCCATAATAGCACGTGCATATTGATCCGCATCGAAGTGTCTCCACATATAGTCTGCTAATACTCTAAGCTGAATACCGTCTGCATCTGTACCCACCAGCCAGCTACCCTTAGGTGTAGTCCAGCACGAACGAAGGTCAGAGTCATATTGTTTCTTAACTTCCTCAACCGCTGACTTAGGTTCGCCATGAAAGGATGATGGTATGTTTGCTGTGTTGGGGGAGTTGTGTGCACATCTACCTGTCCATGCACCAATGTTATTAATAGTACCATGTATACGCCCATCAGTACCTACCTGATTGATCCACTCTACTAGGGAACTACGGCGTCCTTCGAGGGTCAGCCACTTAGCTAGTGAACGTGCCCCCTCTGGTGCATACTCAGGTAATGTCTCAAGGTTATCCTCAGAGCAAGCCCACCCGTACTTGGCTAGGTCATTCTTCTTTTCTTTGTAGAACTCCTTAGTCATACCAACACCCTTCTTACCGTATGGATCACCAACAGACAGCCTAGCAAACTTAATAGCAGTGACAGTCTTGTCGTATGGTTTCCAGCCAGCATCCCACAGTGCTTCAATACGATCCTTAGATGATCCAGGTTTGAAGTCGATCCAGTTGTAGCACACTAGGTCTTCACCTATGACTTGGGTCAGAGCATACTTCTCCTTAGCCTTCACAACACTAGCCACCTCAGTGCCATCTATCTTTAGGCGGTACATCATTGTGTTCACAGGTGTAAGCTTAGGTGGGAAGTCTACTTGAAACTGATCCTCTAGGGTAGACATCTGATCTAGTACAGATGCTAGTAGGCCAGAAGCCTTAGGTGTATCGAAGGCAAACCCGTAGTACCTAGTACGTACCAACTCAATCTGTAGGTTATGCTCTGCACGTAGTGATCTCTTCCAACTCTCATCGTAGATGTACTTAGAGAAGTGATTGTACAAAGCCTCAGTCGTATCCAAGTCACCGTACCAGTAGTCAACCATCTCCTGTGAGAACTCACTGAAGTTATGGAAGTCTCCCTTGTGTACCCCAAGCCTACGCCCCCAAGCATCTAAGCTATGTGGAGACCTAGCACCCTTGGGTATCTCAATACCGTAGTCCACAACACGTGACACTAGAAGGGTATCAATGACCTTAGCTGGATCAATTAGTCTAGGCTGAAGAAGTCTGTTTATCTCAGGTGCATCAAACTGAATGAAGTTATGGCCAACAAAGTAATCGACTGTCTTGTGCCACTCAATAGCAGCAGCCTTAGCAACAGTATCTTCGTGACAGTTCTCAAACTTGTAGACCTCACCTGTGTCCACATCCTTACCACCACACAGCCAAAGCTTGTCACTACCTATGACAGCATTAGTTTCTATATCGCTAATAACAATCTTCATACTTGAAATGAAACCTCCTCTAGTACTGTAGTGTCTGGATCATAGTAGACACTACCCGACTTGCCTAGCTTAGCGAAGGGGCGGTTCTTGTCAACGATGAAGTTAGTTGTGTTGCGTATTGTCTCATCGTCTGACTCAGTGTCACGCTCCAACTTGATACACACGATTGCTTCTTCTTCAAGTGAGGCAGCATACTTGGTGCGGCCATCATCATTCACCTGTGAGATAAAGATAACACCAATGTTTAGTTCCTTAGCCAGCTGAGCCATACGTGCGCCCAGTGTAGTCAAGGTACTGGTAGCACCCTCAACACCAGCGTTAGATAGATAGGCCAGTCGTTGTACGTGGTCAATGAAGATGAACTCAGCGCCGTATACTGTGGTGGCTAGGCGTACATAGTCGAGTAGCTGCATGGGATCATCGTGTCCACGCATCTCAAAGACTATTGTCTTGTCATCTTGTGAGGCTATCTTAGCTGCTAGGATAACCTGATCCTCAGTAACACCGTTGTCCCTAGCATCTTCTTTAGTACGGACGTTGCAGCCTAGCTCATAGGTAGCCATTGCACGATAGGTAGTAGACTTCTGCTCTTCCATGTGTAGCATAGCTACCTTTGTGTTTTGCTTGAGCAGACCTATCTCAAAGTATCGTATCAGTTCTGTCTTACCTTGGCCGCGCATAGCCTTGATAAAGGTCAGTCCACCCTTGATTAGACCCCGTATCTTATCGTCTATACCTGAGTGTCCAGTTGGTACGTACTCGTATGGGTTCTCTGTAGTGATAGCCTTCTCTACCTCATAGTCACCAACAAAGAAGTTGTCTGGACTAAACCGTTGAGGCTTAAGACCTGACCACTTAAGATCATCCTGGTCACCATTCATTAGGAAGTCGTTGGCATCCTTATGCTTAGTCATAGGCACATAGAAGAACTTCTCAGGGAACAAAGCATACAGACGTTCAGCTGCTGCCTTACCTGCTGGATCTTGCTCACCCGCATAGACAACCTCAGTGAAGCTGTTCATGTAGTCAAAGTTCTGCTTGATAAACTTATCTGAGATAGATGCGCTGGGTATACTCTTAACTGGAAAGCTTTTGCCTAACGCTTGGTATAGGCTGGCTGCATCGAACTCACCCTCTGTTATGTACAGACGCTTACTTGAACCTGCATTGAAGTCAGGCCCAAACAGTTCACGAGGTGTACCCTTATCCTTTGTCCAGAACTTCTTCTCATCATACCCACGGTACTTAACGTTGCTAGGATACTTGAAGGCATATCTAACTGGATCACCCTCAGCATCCATTTGTATTTGGATACCGTAAAGAACAGCCACGTCTGTGTCTAATCCCCTGATGCCTGCGTTTGTAGCTGATACTACCTGTCGCTGTTGTACTGGTGGCTTACGCTTCTTAACTGGGTAGGTTTCTAAAGCCCAGTCCTTCATCTTCGCTGTACTTGGGTACGAACCCTTACAGGAGTGACAGCTACCATAGCCGCCTGTATTGTAGTTGAATGCATCCGAACTTTTGCATGCCTCGAAAGGGCATTCTTGTCCAGGCATGTCCACACCTTTACCCTTTGGTCTAATATCTGACATCATTACCACCGAACTCATATCCCTCCCGCCTCATCAAAGTCGATGCCCAAAGTGAAGTCCATAGTGTCCCATGACTTTTCTAACTCATCCTCAAAATTCTTATTGACTACGTGTTGCTCAATGAGAAGCTTAACGTCATCCTCTGTTAGATCGTACTCTTTCATAAGGTCTTCTAATGTTGTGCTGTTCTGTGTCATGTTAATCTCCTAACAATTCTAATCTAAATAGGCCATCAGTCTGCTTCATTGAGGCCCACAAGTCAAGAAGCTGTTGATGCGAGATGGAAATCAAGTGATGATCATCAAGGCTTTCATCATATTGTCTAAAGAAAACAGTACCATCATCAGACAGGTGCATCTCAACGTCTTCATAGTGTTCTTTCTCGTCCATAGATATGACAACAGATGCGTCATACTCATGCTCAACTGAAAACATATCTTATAACCTCCCATTTATTTTGCTACGTACTACTGATCTCAGACGTTCACTCCTATCAAACTCCCTGATGTCACCCTCTTGTTCAACCACAACGCCCGTGTGATACTTACCTGCTTCTTTGATTGCTGCCTCTTGAGTACTGAAGGTGGCTACTGGTGAGTTGTGATCGAATGGGTTCTCACTTGATGCATATACCCATTCGTTTTCCTCTATCTGAAACATTACTGCGTACCTCATTGGTATTCTCCTCTATAAAAAGATGGCTACAAGGCCAACCGTTACCGTAACACCGCAAGCAAAACCTATGATGGCTCCTACGATACCTGCAATCTCAACCATATTCATTTCTCCAACCTTAATGCAAGCCAGGATACAGGAAAAAGATCCGTCATGCTGTTACAAATTCTATTAGCTACTAGCCTAGTCTCTAACTGTGTATCACCTGTGCACCTAAGGTTACACATATCAGCGAAGGCATCCAAGCTGCCTGACCAGTACCACTCAGTCATGGTGCTTTGTGGCAACACCATACGTGCTTGCTCTGGGCATACACCTAGTCTCAATAAACCCTCATAGGATTGAAGACATTGATAGTATGGGTCTGTTTTATCTATACAACCATAGAACTCATTATTGCTGTATAGGATGTGCGTTGCTTCCTCTA